ATTTGTCTGGCTGCAGGAGACCTTCAGCGGACAGTATGCCGTCATATGTAAATACTCTGAGACCAATCTGATTGTATGGCGTAGGAGTGTTTGCGACCGACCACTGTCCTCCCATATGAGCCAGTAGTCCATATCCGGTATCGGCCACCCCTTGAGATTTGGTGACCTTATTTTCACCATCACGGCCCGCGTATATCCCCATCAGGTACTCGCCGCAATCGACCGCGCCCTGAGCGGTGAACGTGCCGTCTGCGTTAAGTGTTGACCGGATGTATTTACCGCGAGAGCGAACATTTCCCAGGGTGCCGTTGGCAATATCGGAGAATGTCCAATACCCGTTCCGCTCCATCAGATTGAGACCGCAAGTCTGTGTTGTAATAACCGCTTCTGCAATTACGGCTCGGGCAGGTGGGTAAGAGGTAATATCGTATTTTGCCAGTTTATCACCTGTGGTCCGCATATAAAGGTACTTAGTTGTCCCTTCCATACGGATCACGGCACCTTCGGAAACCAGCCCCCCCGTGGCAATAAATACTCTGTCGAAAGCTCCCGAGGACCGGTCATAGACCGTAACTACCTTCGTCGCGACAGTACCGTCAATGATGAGCAATTTGCTGCTGTACTCATCAAAGCAGAATGTTTGAGGGTAAAAGCGTGAGCCGTAAGTGGCATAAACCCAGTCCCACTCAGGGTGTTTCAATGGCAGGGAAAGAATCGGCTTTTTCTTGAAAATCAGACGCTCGTGCGAGGCAAGCACACTCCCTACCGCTACAGAAGTGGTGGTCATATTGGTAGACAGCTGGTCGACCACAGCCGTCCGCGCAAGAGTATCCGGGAACCATTCCTCCGCAAGCTTACCCTCGGCGTCGCCCTTAGGTGTGTTATTTGGCGACGACTCTACAGTGATGCTCGCCTCAAGCTCTGCGATGGCGGACAGGCTGTCATTGGCTACCCACGCCCCCGACTTATACAGGTACTCGGCCTGATCATTAGTGTTGAAATACCGGTCACCGGTTTGCAGCGGCAGGCCATTGTCTCGAACTGTAGGGTCTTCAGCGGCTGGCTGCAGAAACCCGGCCGTGCGGTTGGTGGCGACATCTGCTGCGTCTTCTGCCGCGCGGGCCAGTTCAGTTGCAGCCAGAACAGCGGCAGTGCGTGCCACATCATCGCCCAGCCAGTCCGTATCGATCTTTCCCTGACCGTTGGACAGAGGAATTTTCCCTGGCTCGGACGCGAACGTTGCAGTGCCACCGGTTACGACAGCGGCTGCGCTCTGAGCACTCGCCGCGGCGCTTGCGCTGTCCAATGCGACCTGCTGAGCCTTCTCGCTCACATCCTGCCGGTCAGCGCTGGTCGAAGCGGCGTTTTCCGCCGACAGCTGTTCCGACAGACCAGCGGCGAGTTGGCTTTGGGATGCAGCAGACTCACTGGCAGATGCCGCATCCTTGCTCGCCAGCGCAGATGACGCGGACAGCGCAGACCCATCCATCGCATCAGCCGCCGACGCTGACGCGGTCATGACTTCCGCACGAGCAAGCTCTACAGCAGCCGCTTTGGACGAGACTTGCTCAGACTTCGTGGCAACAGTGGCCGCATGTTCGGCCACCTGGATGGCGTTGTCATCCACTTCCGAGGCCAGGGATCTGACCTCGATCAGGTCGCTTTTCGTAGCGTCGCGGGCGTCCTGAACCTGGCTGAGCATCTCTACAGCAGCGTCAATCTCTGGGCCCGTGTGGGCGCTGTTATAAGCCATGTGTCTTTCTCCAGGCACAAAAAAAACCGTCGCGAGACGGCTTACGGTAAAGAGGTGGATTTAGTAGGCAGAGATGATCAGGTTGCGCTCGTCGCCAGAGGGCGCATCAACGTAGATGCCGATGATGGTTTTAGGCTTGTCGACGTTCGCCGAATAGATCTGCAGCGCTGGCGCCAGCGCTCGGGTCACACGCTCCGTTTGTTCCGCTCCGGTCATATTCCCGACCCAGGCTGATGTTGTTTTGGGCGTGATGCCAATGCTCAACAGCAACTCGTTTGTGGCTCGGGTGGTGATATCGACCGGCTGCGCAGGCGAAACATGGGACTCCAACTGCACGCTTGACCAGCCCGGAGCGCGGAACACCAGTACCGAGACACCCACAGGATTCGAGGCGGCCTTTTCCCACTTCGGAGGGGCCAGGCCGACCTCATACCTGGCGGCGCAGGCGTAGTCCTGAATACCTTGCGTAAAGTGTTGCCATCCTTGGGATGTCATGGACGTTTTGATTGTCTCGGACATCGGCGATAGCAGCGCTATGGCGAGGTCGCCAGGCTGAATTCCACTAGGAAACGGGGTTTCTATCGGTACAGATCCGGTTGAAAGAAGGCTGGTGGCGCCAACGAATACCCAGGGGGATAGAGGGCCCAGTTGCCCGCCCCCCATCAATGCCGCTTCCATCATGAGCGAGCCCCCACCGAACCCACCCAGCCCGACCCTACCCATATCAGGATCACGGTCGTCCAGGCCGAACCGAGCACGGGCGTCTGACTGTTGTTCCAGAGAATGCCCGCAGGCCAAGTTATCTGGGCGTTACCGGTGATATGCACAACGGCTGTCATCGCGCGAGTTGCAGCCGGCTGATTTGCGAAGGCGAGCGTTCGCGCGACATTGGCGCTCACCTGAAACACCTGCCCGAGAGCCAGATCCAGTGTGGTGGTCGCAGCATTCACATCCAGATCGTAGCGCCGCAGACTCCCGGTGAACTCCACGCCGGTCCCATCGGCTTTCGCCACCAAGGGCAGTCCGCCCTTCCCTGTCATTGCGGGCAGGCCCGCGGATGCCTGTGCGGCTGCCGCTGCTGCCTGCGATGAGTCGCGATAGGCTTTGCTGTTGGCAGCCTGGGTCTTTGCGCTGGCTGCTTGCGTAGCCGCGTCTGTCGCGCTTTGAGCGGCGGCTGTGGCTTTTGCCGTGGCAGCCTCAACCTGTGCAGCTCCGTTTGTCGTCGCCAGGCGTGCGCTGTCGGCCGCCGCGTCGGCACGGTCATCGACGTAGTCAATGACCGCGTTCATTTCATCGCCGAATGTCGGCAGGGCGGCCATGAAATTATCGGCCAGCGTCGCAAATGTTCCTGCGGAGTTCTGTCTGCTGGGTGCGGCAGGCAGCGGCGTGATGGTCGGTGTAGCCATTAAACGAGGCCCTCTACAGTAATTGAACAATCCGAAACATTCGGGCCGCTGATCACCAAACTGAAATCCTTGTAATACCCGTAAAGGATTGTCGATTGGTAACTGGCTTCGCCAATCCACACGAGGGGCTTGGCTCGATACTTGGTGAGCGTTCTCTGCACGGCAGCGAGTCGCGCGGTTTCGACCATAAGGTCAAAGTCCGCACGCTTTGAATAACCCCGCTCGACAACAGTGAAGTTGCCGAAATCGTCACGCTCCTTGACGCTGTAGTCGGTGATCCCCACCGAAACGCCGTAGAGGGTTTCGCCAAGCTGGAACGCCTTACCTAGAACAAGGGCCCCCACGCTGGCGGTCCCTCCCGGCTTGGAAATGACAATTTCAATCGATCCGTAGCTTCCTGCCGGAACGTCCAGGACGACGAAATCTTCATTCAGCTCAACAGGGCTGAAGAAGTAGTCGTACCAGTCGTTAATCCCATCGGTTGAAACGGGAGATACCTGCGACTCGAACACAATTCCCTGATAAGGGTCAGTGACCCGAACGAAGATGGAGGCCGCATCGATGCCGAAAAAAGCCAGCGCATCAACGGCCCTCCCAGGCGCAATCGTGACCGAAACACTCTCGGGATTTGTCGTAGCGGTCCCGATCTTGTCGTCAAACATTTTCCAGCGGTTGGTTGCCCCCAAATCAAGCCATGTCGCTGGATCGGTGGCTGTTCCGGTGGGCGACACGTTTGTATTGGCGACGAGCGCCTCATAGTTCTTGTGATCCACCATAACGCTGTCACCGATTGAGTACGGCTTCGTGGCGGCCCAAGGTGGGTTGTCATCTTCCGGCACATTGGTGACCATGGAGGCCACCTGAAACGATTGCGACACCTGAACCACCAACGACTCCGAGTCAGGGGCCACAAGGAAATCCCCCATGGACACCAAACTCGGCGTGATGTCCACCGGCTCAATGATCCTCACGCGAACAGCTCCTGTTCCAGTTTCTGTGGCAGCAGGTCGGTGTTCTTCGCTGCTTTCATGGTGTTTTTGGCAATCGCGAACAGGGCTGATTTGAGTTCTGCCCGGAGCTGTCGCACCTCGTTGGCCATGTCTTGCCCGCCGCCGCCGGAGAGCATCGCGTCCGTCTGCTGTGCGTTGTAGATCCGGCTTGGCCCAGTGACTTCCAGTTCCGGCCCGTTCTCCCCCACCAGTCGCATGCCGCCGGCAAACGTGCCACCCGAGGCGTAACCAGGGATCTGGATGGACTCGCCGTTCTGCTTGCCGACCTTGATCAGCTCGGACAGTAGTTGGTCATAGGTGAGCGTCCCGTTTTGCAGCGCGTCGGTCCAAAACTGCAGACCGCCCTCATCGGCATCGCGTCCGAAGGCAGTTTTGTAAGCGGTATGAACCAGGCTGGCGTTGTTTTCCCAGGTGTTGGCCGTGGCGCTGCCGGTCCCTGTGTCTGGCAATGCCGACAACGCTGCCACGACAGAAGCGTTCATCGCAGCGACCGCCGCGGCTACCGTCGTGACGGAGGTGTCCACACCGTTCAGCGCATCCAATTGCGCCTGCGCTATATCGAGCTGGGCATCGTACTGCGCGACCTGCAGATCGTAGGCCTCCTTGGCCTGGTCAATCTGATCTTCGAGGCTCTTTTGCAGCGCCTCGGCAGCGGTGAGCTGCTTGCCGTTGATGGCATTCAATTGCGCCACTACGTTGGCTGTGCGCCCTTGGTCCCGGTTGAAGTCTTCCAGAGATGAGTACAGCTCAGTGGTGTTGCTGCTAACCGTATCCAGGGCGTCATCCAGCCCGGAAAAGTCCGACAGCGAGCCGCCGGCACGCGCCGTTGCCAAAGCACTTTGCAGCGTGGCCTGGGCCTGGCTGCGCAACATCTTCACCGCATCATCCGAGTCGCCGCGCAGCGCCTTCAGGGCCGAGCTCAAGTCCTTGCTCACCCCCGTCAGGTCGCTGACGTTGCTGTTCGCCGTGCCGAGCATGTCGTTCAGGGAGGTCGAAAGGGCGTTGTAGGCCTCTTCTGCCAGGCTCTTCTGCGCCGTGACAGCGCGCTGCAGTGCGGAGAAGCTATTGGATGCCTCGGTCAGAAGCGCCTGATTCGACGCCTCGGCATTAGACTCGATGATGTCAAACGCCGAGTCCGCGTCGGTGGCCAAGGACAGCAACGACTGGAACAACGACTTCCCGGCGTCAGTAGTCTGATCGATTGAGGCGATCATCTGGCTGAAGCCATCACGGCTTGATGGCATCGCCACGCCGAGCGCGGCGAACTCCTGACTCACGACCGCCAGCGTGTCAGCTGCTTTCTGCGTGTCGGATGTGAACAGGTCGTAATAGTTCGACCACGCACTTGCCGCCACTTCCGCTGCCTCTGTGGCCGCATCGACTGCCGCTTGAGCCTCTTTCTCGACCTCCGTGTAATAGGAGTCTGCGTTGCTGGCCAGGCCCACCATGGTTGCGAACATCGCTTGACCGGCAGCAGTCGTGACATCAATGTCTTCGACCATCGATCGATACGCAGAGCGCGTGTCCGGCAAATCAAGCCCGAAACTGGCAAATGCGCTTTTCAGGCTCTCGGTCAGGTCAGCGAATTGCTCGTCCGCGGTGAAGAACGCATCGTAGTACGTGCTCACCGCCGTATTGAGTGCGTCGACCTTCTCTTTCGCGGTAGCGGTTGTGGTGTCCAGAGCCGCCATCGAGCCGATCATGTCCAGAATCGCATCCGATGCCTGCAGGCCGGTGTCGTTCAGGTCCAGGTTGTTGACGTTGATCAGCGACAGCGCATCGTTCACCCCGTTGAAGCGGGTGAAGACGCCCTCAATGGCTGCAATCACCTCGTCAGCAGTGGTGTCCCAGCTGTCGGCAAAGTCGGTGAACTGAGCCTTGAAGTAGTCGGGCAGCGATACGGAGCTCACGATCGCCTTCGCCAGGAAGGTGCCCATGATGTCGTCGTAGTTGGTTGCCAACGCCGCCGCCGCGTCCTCGGCGCTGAATTGCTGTTTCAGGTCTAGTCCGACGCCCGTGCCGTTGTCCAGCGTCGCGCCGAACGAGGTCGAATACTTACCCGAGGTCTTGCGGACCTGCATCATGTCATAGGCATAGGCATCTGAACCGTTGCCCAGCACGTCGTACAGCATGCCGAGGGTGCTGGTGAACTGGTTGACCGTCGAGTCGAGTTGCGCGTCAACGGACGAACCGTACTTCGGCGCCTTGGTCTGCCAGCCCTGCACGATTCCGCCGCTGGTGTATTGGCCATTGGAGTAGGTGCCTTGGGCTGATGTGCTGAGGTCCGCGTATTTCTCGCCGCTCCCGAACAACTTGCTCGATGCGAACGAACCCACCACTGCCCCAATAGCGGTCCCAATAGCGGTTCCAATAACCGGAACGACTGAACCGATTGCAGCGCCCGCCGCCGCGAAACCTGCCGTTGTAGCCGCCCCTTTTGCGCCGTAACCCTGAAAAGAGCTGATAACCGAATACACGGCGCCGATATAGCTCAGGGTGCTGCTCAGACTGGATAGGCTACTGGTCGCGGCAGATGTAGAAGCTGCTGCTGTATACGAGCCTTCCGCTACGCCTGTACCGAATTGCGCAGCATAGTTCGCGTAACTTTGGGTCAGGGCGGCGCTCGTTGTCTCCGAGGTAAAGGTGGCGGCTGCCGTCGCCGAGCCTGACGTAAAGGCGCTGGTGATCACGGTTTTGAGATAATCCGCACCGTTACCCAAAGCGCCCTCGATTCCTCCAACCAGACCGTCTCCGCTGTTCCAGCCAGACAGCACAGCCTGTCCGAACTTGCTGCCCGCGACCGAAATGACGGAACTTGCATTGCTCAGAAGTGATGTGGCGCTGCTGCCGGAGGTGAGATTGCCGAGAAGACCCGACGAATCAGCCGCAGCAGTACCGATGCCGAGGGCGCTCGCAAACTGCACGATGATCGGCTTGGTGATCGCCATGTGCAGCATTTCGGCGAGGAACTGCTTGAAGCTGTTCTTGAGCGTATCCATGAAATCGCCGGACTTGCTCAGCACCGACTCCCACATATTCGCGAAGGCTTCGTCGATACGGTCCACAGCCCCCTCAGTGAACTTGCCCCATTCGGTGGATGCGTTTTTATTCTGCTCGTACTCGACGCCAAGTCGCTGTAGCGCTGCCCGATACGTATCGGCCTTCTCTGGATAGAGCGCGATCGCTCTGTTGAGCGCCTCCTGCTCTTCGGTGTAATCGCGCAGAAGCTTGGTCTGTGGTGAAAGACGATCAATGATGCCCTCGACCTTCCCGGCATCATCCAGAGCCTTGTTGGCGTCCAGCTGGGCTTTTGTATTGGCCAGAAGCTGTTCGTATTCCTTGCTTCCGTATTCGATGTTTTTGCCAGCGAGCGCGATGCTCATCGACTTCTGGACGTTATACGCCTGAAGGGCATCAGCACCTTGAAGGGTGGCTTTAGCCTGCGCGAGGATGTCCGTTGTCTCTTTGCCCAAATCGTAAGCGGCCTTGCTGACGGCAAGACGGTCCTGTGCATCCTGCTCGCCATTGATGGCTCGGGTCACTTCATCGCGTGCAGCTGCGCCAGCCTTGAGCAGTGCCTCATCTACCTTTTGCTGGATGCCGAACTCGCGAGACTTGTCGGTGCCAGCCAGGTAGGCATCAGCAAGGCCAGTGGCAGAAGTAATCGCGATGTCGGATTGAGCCTTGAGGTCAGACAGCGCCTTTTGCTGGTTTTTGAGCGCTGTAGCGGCTTCTTTCGCGGCACTATTGCTGCTTTTGGTTGCTTGCGTAGCGGCCTTTGTCGCGGCCTTGTTTGCCTCGATCGCGCTCGCTGTCGACATGATCGCTACGCGGTCAGCCTCAGACAGTTCGGTATGCTCGGCCAAATACCGACTTGCGATTTTGGTAGCGTCGCCGCCGTCCTGCAGACCGGCTAATTGCGTTTGAAGCGTGCCAAGGTATTTCTCGCCGGCAGCGGTAAACCCAGCTTTCGCCTGGTTGTTTGCCTGAGTAGCAGCAGTATCCTGGTTCAGCGCTCCTGTCAGTTCCTCGAGGCGAGTTTTTACCTTGGCAGCAATCTCCGCGTTATCGCTGAGTAGACCCGCCTTGGTTTCCCACTGGCGCAATTGCTCAGGGGAAATCTGGCCGTTTGCTGCTGCCTCGCGCAGGATCGGACCAAGCGCCTGACCAGATGCGCGCGCGGCATCCATCTTGGTAACAAGCGCTTCGAAAGAGCGCACCTGCTCGGCGATCTTTGCCGGGTCCACGATTTCAGGGTTAGGCGGCTCGACCAGGGCGCTCTCTACGGAGTCCTTAAGGTCTTTATAGGCATTTTCGACTGCAAGCGTCGCGCCCAGCTGTTTGTCCTTCCAGGTGTTGATCTGAGAGCGCTGCTGATCCTCATTAAGCTTTTTGAATTCCTCACGCACTTGATCCACGGATTTGCCGAGGTCGCCCAAATCACCCATCAGGTTTTTGGACTTGTCGCTGAAATCGATGAACGACAGAGCAACGGCGCCAGCCATGAAGGCTAGGCCAACCGGGCCGCCCATCATTCCCAGCAAGCCTGCGCCAGCGGTGCGCAGTCCGCCCCATGCACGAGCGGCGATTGATGCCGAAGCGGCGGCTTTTTCTGATGCGACAGATGCCGCATTAACTGCCAGCGTCGTCTCGGCAAGAGCCACTTTCGATGCCGTCACACGGGCATTTGCGGCCTGGATTTCCGCCGACGTTGCAACAGTGGTTGCGGCCAACGAACGCTCAGCAGCCTCTACCTGCTTGGTAATGGCTACCTGGGAGCCGCGAATTTCGACCATGCGGGCCAAGGTTGCCGTGCGGCCGGCCTCGGATATCTGCGCTTTCAGTCGTTGCTGCTCAAGCGCCAACTCAGCCGCCAGCGCAGCCTCAACCACACGAATATTGGCGGTCTCAGACGCCTGCCGCGCACGATCTGATGAAATCTTCTCCTCGGCAGCTTTCAATTCAAGTGCCGACCGCTCGACGAGCGCCTTCGCGTCGGCCTGCTTGGCTTGAGCCGACAACAGATCCTGCTGCGCGGTTTTTGCCGAAGCATTCAGCAGTTGTTGATTGGCAATCAAGGCAGCGCCGGACTGAGCCGTCCAATTTACTAGCCCGCCCGCTGCCTTGCCCAACGCAGCGAACAGCACGGTATTCAGCACCGTCGAGAGCGTCTCGGCGTGCTCGGCAATGGTCTTGAACGCTTCAGGTACATTGATGGCGTCAAGCGCTTTGGATGCCTGGTTGATAGCATCCGCGACAGAGCGGCTCGAACCGGAAAGGCTGTCAGCCTCACCGATTAATTGGGTGAACGACGTTTGGATGCGGATAAGCGCCACGCCGATGGTGCTCTGCATCTTCCCGAACAGCACATCAACCGCGCCGGCTTGAGCCTGGAGCGCGGTGACTACAGCCTCGGTAGTCAATTTTCCCTGGGTGCCCAGCGAACGAAGCTCGCCAACGGTCTTGCCCATGCCGGCAGCGATGGCCTGAGCCAAAGCCGGGGCTTGCTCCAGAACAGAGTTGAGCTCTTCACCGCGCAGCGTTCCAGAGGCGAACGCCTGGCCCAGCTGAATCAGTGCAGCGTTAGACGCTTCAGCGGAAGCCCCGCTGATGACCATCGTTTTGCTGATTGTTTCGACGACCCCGGCAACGCCTTTGCCACTCAGTTTCAGGGCGTCCTGATTCTGCGCGATGCGCTGATACAGTTCGGCTGTAGCGCCCAGCGGCTGCCCGGATCTTTGCGCGATGGCGAATACAGCGCTTTGAGCTTCGGCAAACTCTTTGCTGCTGGAGGTCACCAACTTCAGACGGTTTGCGACTGTGGTGTAGGCTTCCGCCTGATCGATAATAGCGCTAATGCCCGCACCGCCGACTGCCAGAGCCAGGGCGCCTTTGAGCACGTTCCCGGCGGACTGCGCAGCCTTTGCCGCGCGATCAAAAGCCGAATCAACTTTGCTCAGTTGGCTATCAATTCGCCCAGCAGCTTTGCTGACAGAAGCGTCCGCCTTGTCCATTTCCTGACGCAACTGCGCCGTCGTGGCCTCAAGCCGAATCAACATCCCCTGGACTTCTTGACCTGCCATAAACTTTTCTCCAGGCGAAAAAGAACCGCCGCGGCGGGCGGTTGATCGCAACTATTCTCTCGGCTTTAGGGTGGCGCTGGACTGATCGGCCGACGGCTCATCGCTGCCGCTCTAAAGCCCATGCGCGCCTCTTTGGCGACCGCCTCCTTGGTTGGGGTTGGCTTCGGCGGTCCGTTGGGGTTGGTCATTTCTAGAAACGTTCTTTTGGCGTCCCAGGCGAGGAAAATTGCCGGAACCGGCGCCGACCATGCTTCACTGTCAGACCACCCCAGCCAGCCGGTAGCGATGCCGTAAACCTCATCGACATAGCTGCCGTTACCCGGTCGCTTTACTTTTTTGCCTTGCCTGCGCCGTCTTCAGCGGCCTTTTCGAGCTCTTCTTCAGTCTTGGCCTGCGGGTTCAGCAACGCAATGATGTAGCTGATCAATGCCGGAGTGACTTCGCCAATACCGTGATCGTAAATTTCCTCTTCCAGCGCCTCGACCTCTTTAGGCTTCAGCGTCAGATTGGCGCCTGCGATGATCACCTTGGCAGCCGCGCCCAGTTGCAGCTTTTGCAGCTCCTGCAGGGCTGGGGAGATGCCGCCAAAGAAACGCTCTACGGCACGCACAGCCTTCAGGTTGAAATTCAGGGTGTAAAGCTCGGTGCCGACTTCAACATCAACGGTGCCGTGATTGGTCTTGGACATTTGATTCTCTCTTGCGAAATTGGAAAATGGGTGTCAGGCGCCGCGTAGACAGCGCCCGATGCAGGTGGAAGGCTTACGGAGTGACAGGCACTTCATAAATGCCGGAGTTGATGCCGATGGTGACGGTACGCATGATCACGTCCTCAGCACCGCCAACGGTTTTGCGAGAGCTCATCACCTTGGCGGCGAAATAATCGACCAGGCCGTCGACGTACTCGACTTTGATGGGGTAATCGAACTGCGAGCGGTCTTTCTGAGCGGCAACCAGGGCCAGTTGGCCTTCGTCACCAACGTCGAAGCCGATCGACAGATCCACCGAGCCGGCGTCAGCCAGGCCTTTCAAGTGACGCGTCCGAGAATCTGCGAGGGCAGCAAAGGTGACATCACCAACCTCGTCGCCGTAATCGCCGATGTTCGAAAGCTCGCCGACCTCAACATAGGTCAACCCGGACAGCAGAGTAATTGCCGCTGCTTCGGTGTCTGGTAGAGGGGCGGTAAGGCGCGGACCAATGGAAAGGCGCGTGCCAGCGGCGGTATTAATGGGCATAGCTAGTCCTCCACGGACATTGGATAAAGCCGCTTGGCGGCAGGGGTACAGAGGGAATTAGTGTTGGGTGATGATCCGAAGCGTCACGGAACCCATGTAGGTCTTGCCGTCGGGCTCGCGGTTTGTTTCGGTGCGCAGGACCCGGACTGATACGGAATTTCCGGTGCTCAGCGGGAGTTTGACTTCATCCAGCGCGGCAGCGATCTCGGCGTTTATCCGCTTCACCTCGGCCTGGCCCTGGTAGTTGCTCCAGACGGACAGGTAAAACAGTCGGTTTTCGCGCTTCTTGCCATAGACCGGAGTCGTATTGTTCGACACTTCGTAGTCGAGCGTAACGTAGGGATACGGGGTTTTATCCGGCACTGCGTCGAATACAGGAATCGTAAGAACTGCCGAGAGCTTCTGAAACAGCGCAGCCTGCAGCGCCAAGCCTGGATCACTCATTGCGCCTCCGCAGCCTTCTTCAGCGTGCTGGCAATCGCCTTGCTGATGATTGATTGGATCTCGTCACGGTTCATGTCGTAAGAAGGACGCAGCCACGGGTGCGCAGGGCGAGCAGCAACCGTGCTGTCACCAAGAACGTACGACTTTGTGCCGTATTCGAGGAACTTCCCGTAGAAGAAATGCCGGTTGTCTTTCTTACCGCGGATACCAATCTGCGCATCAAGGCCGCTTTTCGAGACGAAGGCTTCAAGCGCATCCTCGATGTGATCCGAGGAATTCGGGTCGCGAGGGATGAGTTCCTGCTGGGTGGCCAGCACCAGGTCTGCGGCTTGAGCCATTGCGGGCCGAAGGTCGCTTTCCATTTGGCTGCCGATCCGGCGCAATACCCCACGCAACTTGAAGTCGCCGGACAGCCGGGACCTGCGCGCAGCCATGACTTATTCCTTCGCGGTCGTCTTGGTTTTCGCCGTCTTGGTCTTGGCATCCTCGGTCGATGTCACGGTGTCGACGACGGGCTGCACCAGCCGGCGGTCAATCAGCGCTTGACCGTCTGCTGCGCTGACAACGAACTCTTGACCCACTGTCTTGCGACCTTGAGCGGTGGATAGGTTGGCCAGGGCTTTTACTTTCATGTTTCACCTCAGGGATGAGTAACGTTTGAGCACAACAGCCGAAGCATGGAGCGCTCGTTATCAGGGAGTGCGGCTTCAATCAGGTAGGTCACTCCGGAATTGACCAGACGAAGCCCCGCAACCAGATCGGCGGCCGGCCTGACGCGAATCTCCGCAGTCACCACAGCCGTGACTTGCTCAGCAACGACAGATGTCCGCCCAGTAGGAATGGTGATCTCAGCCCAGATGCTGCGAATCTCAAGCCACCCTTCCTCGTAGCCACCCATCCCGTCCGGAATGCGCGTCTGCTTCTGTACAGCACAACGGTGACGTAAAGGGCCGGCGCGCATTTACACCCCCCAGCCAATGCGATATGGCGTCAACAAAGATCGCGAGCCCATCGGTAGCGCGCTGGAAGTAACGCCCACCACAACGTCTTCCCGATTGGCGTACAGGTTGCCAAGGATCAGTAAGCATGCCGCTCGGATAGAAGGGTTGATCAGGATCGGATCACGTCCGGCCGACCCGTCCAGCACCGCGGCCGCCAGACTTTCAGCATCACCGTAGAAGCGTCGATTCATGAACTGAGCCGCGCTGTCTTCAGCTGCCGCCAGCAACAGCTCAACATGGGCGCGGTCGTCCTCCTCTGCGCGCAGATGCTGCATCGCTTCGTCGGTCGGGATGGCATTCATGTCAGGCCTTCGGCTTTTTGTCGGTAGCCAGGCCGGCTGCGATCAGTCGCTCGGCATGGCGTCTCGGCGCGCTGTAGCTTGGACCGCCTCGGCGCTTGATCTCGCCATCGTCCTGATAGGAGCGCAGCGGGTAAATCTCAACAGTCTGTGCCGACTGAGTTGCTGGCATCTCTTCTTTGGGATCGTCATCGGGCTTCGCCGCGGCGCGCCGATTAGCTTTGGGCTTATCGTCATTCTCGGAACTAGACATCGATCATCTCTCCTGCGATGAAGGCGCCCAGGTCGGCGCCTTCCAGAGTGGGTTAGCCGCCGACCGCTTCGGTCAGTGGACCGGTGACGAACGCTTCATCGCGATAAACAGCGAAAGCCAAACGCTCTTCTGCGCGGATCGTGACCATGTTGTTCTCGAAGTCCTTGTCGTTTTCGGTGGAGACGAGGATTTCGATGTCCATGCGGTCGAAGATCTGCGCACCGAGGCGGAATGCGCCGGTCAAGAACTCGTCTTGCTGCATGGCCTGGGTTGAAACCACTGGACGGTTCCACAGGCGAGCAGCAGTGCCTTCCTGAGGCTGTCCAACGATGTAGCGGCCCTCGCTGTCCTTGGTCAGCTCGATTGCTGCCCAGTCAATGGGGTTGAGCACGATGCCGTCAGCAGGGAACTCGGAAAGCTCAGCCTGCAACAACGCCAGGCGCAGGCGGTCGATGCGCTGTTCGCCGGTCACCACGATACCGCCTGGTGCCGCATAGGTTTCGGCCAAAGTCATCAGGCCTTGCAGGTTTGCACCTTGACCGTTGCCATAGAGCAGTTGAGCCTCTTCGACCATCAACAGGCCATATCGAGCGCGAGCGTCGATATAACTCTGCAGCGCGGCAGCATCGTCCAGGATTTGACGGCTTGCCTTGAACAGGTGGGCCAGGGTGCGGACCGGCGCGTTCACTAACTCGAATGTCAGGTCGGAGTACGGCTTGGCTCCGCCTTCAGCAACGGCTGCTGCGTTGTTGGTGAAGCCAGTTTCGCGTACGTATTCGACGCCGTTGCTGCCGGTAGTGCCAGGCGCGATCAAGTCGCGGATGGTCAGACGACGCATAGGCGGCATGATGATTTCCTGGCGTCGATCCGGAGCTACAAGCGAGCCGCCCGAAGCAGGCACCGACGTGATGGCGGCACGGGGCACTTCGACTCTGCGAGAGCCGCGGAACGTGCTGCTAACGCCTTCCTCCTGCATTTTTGCCGCCACCAT